TACTGACCTGAACGGTCGGCTTTTTCGCCAGGCTTATAGGAATTAGCCATTTGATACTCCTTTCTATCGAATTAGCACTCGATTGTTTTAAGTGCCAAAACGAGGATAGCACTAAATGTAGAAAAAGTCAATATGTAAATATACAACATATAGTGATTTTGAGGGCGCAATTTACATTTTACAAACCATGTTTGATGACAAGACCGGCATCAGGTGCATCATGGATAGAATTTCTGAAGGAGGAATGTGTTGATAGCAGAAAACACTATTTGGGGACAAAATGTCCCAAACATGGTGGAGGGCCTGTACCTCATGGACGGGATCAAGGGGGCTACTATCCCTGCCCCAGTACTCGGTTGATATGCTGCTCACCGATCCGCCCTACAACGTGAACTATCAGGGCTCGAACGGCAAGAAGATCGAGAACGACAACATGGCGGAGAGCCAGTTCCGGCAGTTCCTGCTTCAGGCATACAGCCGGGCCTTCGATGCCTGCCGCACTGGAGCCAGCGCGTACATCTTCCACGCAGACACGGAGGGCGAGGCGTTCCGGGCCATGTTCCGGGAGGCAGGCTGGGGCCTGCACGGGTGTCTGGTCTGGGTCAAGAACAGCCTCGTTCTCGGCCACAGCGACTACCAGTGGCAGCACGAGCCCTGCCTGTACGGCTGGAAGCCCGGCGCGAACCACTACTTTGTCAACGACCGCAGCCAGACCACTGTCATTGACGATGCAAAGCCGGACGATCTGCGGCACATGAAGAAGGATCAGCTGCTGGACTGGGCCATCAAGGCGCAGGCGCTGCTGACGGAGAAGCCCAGCAGCGTGATCCGCTGCGACAAGCCGCCCCGCAACGCGGAGCACCCCACCATGAAGCCGGTGGTGCTGTGCGGCAGGCTGATCAAGAACAGTTCCCTGCCGGGGCAGATCGTTCTGGATCTGTTCGGCGGCAGCGGCTCTACGCTGATCGCCTGCGAGCAGCTGAGCCGGGTCAGCTACACGATGGAGTTTGACCCGAAGTATGTGGACGTGATCGTCAAACGCTGGGAGGACTTCACCGGCGAAAAGGCCGTCCGCCTGAAATAACCATCCCCCGCCGGGGCAGGTTTTCTACTCCTTTCCTGCCCCGGCTCATCATAGCCAAAACGGCACGCACACGGGTCATCCTCCGCCCGCAGGGCTCTGGAAGCCGAGCCGGTGCGTGCCGTTTTCTCATACGGAGGTGAAACCTTGGCACGAGAATCCCAAATCAGCAAGTGGAACAGCCCCAGTGGCCTGCTGCGACTGCAGCGGCTGGCGGTGCACGGTCTGACGCAGGCAGAGATCTGCGAGCAGATCGGCGTGCCGGTGCGCACCTTCCGGCGCTGGTGCACGCAGGACCCGCGCATCAAGCAGGCCCTCAGCGTAGGCGCCGAGGCAGCACTTGCCAGCGTGGAGAACGCCCTGTTCAAAAAGGCCCAGAGCGGCGATCTGGGCGCGATGTGCTTCTTTTTGAAAAACCGAGACCCGGAGCATTGGAGTGAGCACCCGGAGCTGAGAGGTTACGACGGAAAGGTGGTGTTTGTGGATGACATACCAAAGACGGCAGCCCCCAAACCTGCTGAAGCAGCAGCTGAAACTAAGCAGCCTGATCATTCCTGAATACTACGCCGCCCACACCGCAATCTGGTCGGGCGAATACAACGAGTATCTGGGTGATGGCGGGCGTGGCTCCCTCAAGTCCACGTTTGCCGCCACCGAAGTGGTGTTGCTGATCATGCGAGTACCGAACATCCACGCCGTGGTTCTGCGCAAGGTGGGCAACACCCTTGCCACTTCGGTGTGGCCGGAGTACAACCGCGTGATCGACCGCATGGGCATCCGGCACCTGTGGAAGCAGACCAAAAAGCCCTATACCCTGACCTATATCCCCACCGGGCAGACCATTCAATTCTACGGTCTGGACGACCCCGGCAAGTTAAAGTCCATCGCCGTACCGTTCGGATATTTCGGTGTGATGCACTTTGAAGAGTTCGACCAGTACGACGGCCCCGAAGAGATACGAAACGTAGAGCAGTCGGTGTTCCGTGGCGGCCCCTTCAGTTTTTCCTTCAAGACTTTCAACTCGCCCGCCATGGCGCGGCATTGGGTCAACCGGTACAAGCGGGAGGCAAAGCCGAAGCAGTTCCGGCATCACACCACCTACCTGACCACCCCGCCCGAATGGCTGGGTCCCCGCTTCTTCGACGACGCCGAGACCCTGAAGCAGCGTGACCCGGTGGCCTACGCCCACGAGTATCTGGGCGAGGTGGTGGGCTGCGGCACCGCCGTGTTTGAGAATCTGGAGCTGCGGCACATCACCAGCGAGGAGATTGCCGGGTTTGACCGCCGCTATTACGGTCTGGACTTCGGCTGGTACCCCGACCCGAACCACTTTGGCGGCATGAGCTACGACCATGCCCGGCAGACCCTGTACATCTACGAGGAGCACCGGGCCCAGAAAGAGACCGATGCCCAGCTGGCAGAGGCCCTGCGCCGACACCTGCACGACGAGATCATCGGCGACAGCGCGGCCAACCGGTCGATCGCTACACTGCGCGATCTGGGCTTTGACCGGCTGCGGGGCTGCCGGAAGTACGCCGCCCACGGCGGCACATCCGTCACCGACGGCATGAAGTGGCTGCAGAGCCGCGCCAAGATCGTCATTGACCCCCAGCGCTGCCCATGGACGGCGCGGGAGTTTTCCGAGTACGAGTATGCCATCGACAAAAAGACCGGCGACGTGATGCCGGGGTACATTGACGCTGCAAACCATAGCATCGATATGACACGCTACGCCATGGAGCCCGTCTGGCAAAAGAGAGGTGTTCAAAACGCATGATAAACCACGCAGACATCGAGAATATCATCGGCTGCAAGACCCTTGTCACTGACCAGATGCAGCGGGCTATCGAGGACTGGTACGATGCGGCTATCAGCGGCCTGCCGCTGGATAAGAACCCGGAGACCCTGACGCTCGATCTGCCCGCCCTGATCTGTGCCGAGCTGGCGCGTCTGACCACGCTGGAACTGGAGGTCACGGTGGAGGGCAGCGCCCGGGCAGACTGGATCAACGCCCGGTTGCAGCGGGTCATCACGCCCCGCAGACGGCGCATCTTCACGGTGGCGCTGGCGCTGGGCAGCGGCATCTGGAAGCCCTACCAGAGCGGCAGCAAGCTAGGGGTCACCTTCTGCAATGCATCCCGGTATTTCCCCGTAGCCCACGACGTAGAGGACAACCTGACCGAGGGCGTGTTCATCGACACCATTCAGGATGCCGAGAACTACTACCACCGGCTGGAGTGGATGCACGTTCTGGAGCGCCGACAGGATCTGCGGGATGCTGAACTGGAGCAGCTGGAGGACTACGACCTCGCAGCACCTACACAGTTTCCCTGCATCAAGGTGGTAAACCTCGTCTTCCGCAGCGCAACACAGGACAGTCTGGGCAGCCCGGAGGATCTGAGCATCCGCCCGGAGTGGGACGAGATCCAGCCTGTCGCATATCTGACCGGGCTGGAAAAGCTCCCTGTCGGCTATTTTGTGACCCCCATTGTCAACAGCATTGAGCCAGACAGCGAACTGGGCGCGGCCATGTTCGAGCCTGCCCGGAAGCAGATCATCGATGCAGACGAGCAGTACACCCGGCTGGACTGGGAGTACGAGGGCGGCGAATTGGCTGTGGATACAGATGAGAAGTTCCTCAAGCCCAGTGCCGCCGGGCAGCAGCTGTCCAAGGCTGAAGCGCTGCGGCAATACGGTGTCCCGCCCGAGGCCATCGACAGCACCGCGCCCCACCACCGGGAGCGGCTGTTCCATGGCATCAACGTCAACACCGGCATCGTGGACGGTCAGCCTTTCTATCAGGTGTATGCGCCCGCGCTGCGAGACGGCAGCTATCTGTCTGGTCTGAACCAGTATCTGCGCAACGTAGAGAGCCACGCCGGACTGAGCTTCGGCGTTCTGTCGCAGGTGGCAGACGTAGAAAAGACCGCCACCGAGATCGTCAGCAGCAAGCAGAAGCTGTACAGCACCGTCTCCGACCTGCAAGCAGCGCTGGAGGACGCCCTGCGCGGTCTGATCGACGCGCTGGACTACTGGGCCGACCACGTCCCGGACGCCCCCCGCAAAGGCACGTTGAGCATCTCGTTCAAGTGGGATGACAGCATCATCCTCGACCGGCTGTCCGAAATGGCACAGTGGCAGCAGGAGGTCAGCATGGGCTTGCGCAGCAAGGCAGAGTACCGGCAGCACTTCTTTGGCGAGGATGAAAAGACCGCTACACAGGCAGTGCAGGCCATCCAGCAGGAGAACGGAAGCAACAACATCTTGAAGGGAGTGCTTGATAATGGCGACGGCTAAAGAGACAAAGCTGCGGACGGAGCACACCGCAAAGCGGCTAGACTGGCTGCACGACAACGCCCGCGTCCTGCGCAGCCCCGCACTTTGGGAGCGATACTATGAAGCGAAGCACATCACCGAGCTGCTGGGCTTTCAGGTGAAGATGCATGAGGGGCACCACGAGGTAACGCCGTGCTGACCCCGGAGCAGGTCAACGCATACGCCGGGCTGATGGCGGCCCCATGGGAGGAGCTGAACGATCGCATCCTGCGGGACATGGTGCGCCGCATCATCAAAGCGGGCAAGATCACCTCCACCGCCGAGTGGCAGATGTTCCGGGCACAGGCGCTGGGCGCGAGCCGGGATTACCTGCTCCGGCAGATGGCCGCCATCGCGCAGGAGATCGGCCCACAGGAAGCCGCTATCTTTGCCCGGGCAATGCAGCAGGCGTACACCAAGGACGTGCTGGACGCAGCCGCAGCAGGCCGCACGCTGACCCCGCTGGGCGACAGCGAGGAGGCGCAGCAGCTTCTGGAGAGCGGCTATCGGCGCACCATGAACACCCTGTACAACCTGACCCAGACCCGCGCTGTGATGGGCAACCAGAACATGCTGGAGACCCAGCAGCGGCAGCTGGCACAGTATCTAGACATGGCGCACATGGACGCCACCAGTGGCGCATTCAGCTCCGATGACGCCGCCCGCCGGGCATTGAACGCGCTGGCGGCAAAGGGTGTCGGAGCTATCACCTACCCAAGCGGCCACGTGGACAATCTGGATGTGGTGGTGCTGCGGGCGACCCGCACCGGGGTCAACCAGACCGCCGGGGAGATCACCCGGCACAACGCTGACGAGCTGGGGTGCGACCTGATGGAGCTGGACGCCCACGTCGGTGCCCGCACCGGCGACGGCGGACAGGATCTGACTAACCATAGCTGGTGGCAGGGACAGATCGTCAGCCGCAGCGGGCGGCACGGATATCTGTCCCTCTCCGATATCGGCTACGGCGACGTGCGCGGATTCATGGGTGCCAACTGCGCCCACAACTGGAGCATGTTCTGGGAGGGCGCCAGTGTGCGCAGCTACACCCCTGAGCGGCTGGCGGCGATCAATGCTGCTACGGTATCGTACAATGGTGAGGAAATCCTCCGGTACAAGGCGACCCAGATGCAGCGTGCCCAGGAGCGCAAGATCAGGGCCGAGAAACGGGCGTTTCTGGTGGCCAAGGAAAGCGGCCAGAAGGACGCAGAAAAGGCCGCAGCGGCAAAGCTGGCGGCCTCCCGTACAAAGATGAAGGACTTCCTCAGCCAGACCGGGCTGCAGCAGTACCAGCTGCGGGAGAGTGTGCCTGGCTTTGGCCGCAGCGAAGCAGCCAGTGCAGCGGCGCAGGCAAGGAAATGACCTGGCTGGACTTCCCCGGAGGGCTGTGTTATAATGCAACCATAAAAAAGGGGGAGTTTTCAAATTATGAAAAGAATCAGAACCGGTAGTCTTCTGCTGGCCACTGCGGCTCTTCTGACCGCCTGCTCCGGCAACGCTTCCAGCAGCACCGCAGCCAGCGCCTCGAGCGAGGCTGTGTCCAGTGAAACGACCGCCGTCAGCGAGAGTGCCGCATCCGAGACGGAAAGCATTGCTGCCGAGCCTTCCGCTCTGGACGGGATCAAGTTCACAGTCAGCAAAGTCCGCAAGGATAACACCGGCAACTGGAGGGTCTCCTGCATCGCGGAAAACATCGACATGAGCCAGTACGCACTGGACTACTACAGCCGGTATTTCACCGATGACAGCGAGATTCACTTCATCGTCAATTTCAACTACAATACCACCACGAAGATCATGGTTTCCGGCGGCCAGCTGGACGTGACCGTGCAGGACTATGTTTCCAAGGAAGAGCACGATGCCAACGTCCTGGGCAGCGGCACGGTTCTGACAGAGTATCTCGTGGATAAAGACACCGGAGAGATTGAGCAGATCCGGTAAAATCAGCTACACAAAGAAAAGCCCTGATGGAATGTACCTTCAGGGCTTTTCTCGTATCGGTAATTCACTTGCTGTAGTCGATCACATAGCCGTTATACAGGAACTCTTCCGCCGCCATGGCCGCGTCCAGAAGCCGGTCACCGAACTTCGCGGCGTCCTTCGGCAGGACCGTCCCGCGGGCGGCCCAGTTCACGCCGAGCCGGATGGGGTCCTCCGGGGTCCGTACCATGTCGTAGATGTTGATGCCGTCCTCTTCAAACTGATTCTTCAGTGCGGTCAGAGCGGCCTGGTAGTCGCGGTATTTCACGGTTTTCATAGTTCAGCCCTCCTTCACCAATTCGTAATGCTTGATGCTGCCGTCCACGAATTTCCGGCCCTGCAGGATCTCCACGCTCTGGAGCAGAAACTCGAGGTGGGCCATATCGATGGCTCCGCAGGAGCCGGGGTCGCGGAGCAGCTGCTCTGCCAGTGCGTCCTGCATCTTGACGGAGTAGCAGGTCTCACCGATGATCTTCTCGCCGTTCTCGATCTCCGCGGTGTCATAAGTGATGTTCAGCTTCTTCATGGTTAGTCCTCCTTTAAACGTCAATGCTCACAGAGTGATACGCGAACCAGTGACCCTGACGACGAAACAGCTTGAACCAGTTTGTGAACTTCTGGCCGGAGCAGTCGTAGGGTGTCGGAAGAAACTCCAAGTAGCGGTTCGCGCGAAACCAGTCAGCAGCAACCACTTTATGCGCCTCATCCAGAGCTTCCGGCAACTGAACCAGCTCCACGTAGCCGTCGATGCCATCGTCTCTCACGATGTGGCTGCGCGATGCCGCCCGGTGGGTGAACTCCCGGATTTCGCGCTTGACGTCGGCGATGTGCTTGTCCCGGCGAGCTACGTTCTCCACCGGAACAGTGACATCTCTCAAGGTACGAACGAAGCTGTAGGCTGCCCGCAGGCTTGCCATATCGTTGATATTGAACACGATTACCATTCTCCTTTCGCAGCCGCCTGGGTGACTGCCCGCTCTTCCTTCTCCTGATCCAGCGCCTGTGCAAAAGCATCCAGCGCGCTGGCCCTCGTGATCGGACCGAACTCCTTCACGAAGTAAGCGAAGGTGCGCTCGTCCCAGCATTCGACATAGCCATCGCCGCCCTTACCGTAGTTCTCGCGGGCCAGAGCCATGAACTGGTCGAAGGTCAGCGCCGGAGGGTTCGGCTCGGTGTCCAGAGGGACGACCCTCGCATAGGGGTGTCCCCTGCGAATGACCTGCGTCAGTTCGGCGTCAGCCGCTGCCCGCTCAGCCCGGCAGCCGTAGACCTTCAGGGTGCCGTCGTCCTTCTCTTCGAGGATCGCCCAGTTGTAGGTGTGCGTCTTGCTGGTGCGCACCAGCTGGCCTTTGTAATAGAATTTCATGGTTCAGTCCTCCTTGTTGGTGTACTCGTCGGTGTCACGGCTGGATTCGCCCATCAGAAACACCCGGTGCTTGCCCTTGACATCTCGTACCCAGTCGCCGCCCAGAGCGGTGAGGGTGAAGATCATCCCTTGGTACTGACCCTCGGCGCACAGCCGGGTCAGCTCCGGCAGATCCTCCCGGTGCATGACGCACCACTGAGAATCCATATTGAACGCCAGCGTGCCCAGATGACCGCGCAGCTCCTTCTTCTTCATGGTTCAATCCTCCTGCTTAGTAGCAAACCGTGGATTCATTGATGCGAATGAACTTCCCGTAGCTCTTGGCCAGCCGGGTGGCGCAGACGTAATTGTACACGTCCAAACGGCTTCTGAACTGAGGATCCCGATCGGTGAACACCAGAGTGGCGTTCCGAAACACGACCTCGAACCTTGTATAGCAGACCTTCATTTTTCGTTTTCCTCCGTTATTTTTTATCCAGAAACCCTTCCGATGGCTGTATGTTACCTCTGCGTAGAAACAAAGTCAAGTTGTTTTTGATTTATTTTTTAATTTCTTTTCGTTGTTGACTTTTACCCCGGCAAGTCATATCCTTGTGGCAGGAAGGAGTGACCCAAAATGACCACATCATCCAGAGTGAAAGCCCTGCTGGAACTGACCAGCACCGACCAAAGCACTTTTGCCGCAGCGTTCGGCATGACCACCCCGCAGGCCATGAGCAACAAGTTGCGCAGGGACAGCTGGTCGGCAAAAGACCTCGCCAAGGCCGCACAGATCTGCGGTGCAAAGCTGGCATTCATCCTCCCGGATGGCTCCCAGCTCATTATTTCACCCGACGAAGAATGACCGCTACACAGCAAAGCAGCGCCCGGAGAGACAAACCTCACCGGGCGCTGCTTTTTTTTTTTTGTCCATCGAGAGTGTAACATTTGTATAGTTGACTGCAACATTCACGCAACTACAAACCTTCAAAAAGTTTGTAGTCAGGAAAAGTCAAGGCGCGGAGCCACTTTTTCGGCTTTGACTACAATGACTACAATAACTCTTATACAGACCCTAAACAGAAGAAAATAAGAATATGCGTAACGCGTACACCTTGCGCGTAAGGAATTATAGGAATTTCTGTAGTCTTTGTAGTCATGTAGTCAAGCGCAACTCGTAACGTTTTGGCCCTCCGATTTGTGGTAGGCTATCCCCAGATCACACCACGCGCCCGGTGTACAAGAGGCGCAGAGGGCAACGCACACGGCAGTGCGACACAAAAGCTGTAGGCCCTCCGGGAGGTAAAACCATGAGACGTGAGGATTTGAGAGCCATCGAGGGCCTGACCGAAGAGCAGATCAACGAGATCATGCGCCTGCACGGGCAGGACGAAGCCGCCCACCAGACCACCGTACAGGGCTTGCAGGCGCAGCTGGCCACTGCACAGCAGGGTCTGGCGGCCTTCGACGGCGTGGATATCAACGATCTGCGCAGTCAGATCACCAACCTGACCAACCAGCTGAGCCAGCAGGCTGCGGAGTTCACCTTCACCGGTGTGCTGCGTGCTGCGGCCCACGAGGCCGGTGCCCTGGACGAGAACGATGCGATCGCATTGCTGCCGAACAGAGCTACACTGCGCGAGAGCAAGAATCAGGCTGAGGATGTTAAGCAGGCATTCGCCGACCTCAAATCCCGCAAGCCGTATCTGTTCCAGCAGGGCGCTCCCGCACCTGCGGACAGCGGCACCGGCACGCAGCCGGGCAACGAGCCCCAGGGCAACCCGATCATCATCCCGAAGCCCCGCAGCCAGGGCGGCAGTGCACAGCCCACCCTGCAGGAGTTTCTCCAGATGACCGGCGCGGAACGCATGGCCTTGCGCACCCGCAATCCGGCACTTTTCCAGCAGCTCTCTACTTTGGTGAGAGCTGCACGACACTAACGAGGTAACTGAACTATGCCTATCCCCGGCACTTTTGGCGGTTTTCCGTTTGACCCCGAGGTCTATCAGGGCTTCGTGGACCAGGAGGCCACCTTCTCCGATTCCATCCTTGCCTCCGGCATTCTGGCAAGCGACCAGAGTC